GAAATGGTAAAAGCAGTTCAAGAGATTGAAGCTATAAATCGTAATGATGTTGCAACAATATTGGAAAAAGTTAATAAGATATATGTTGGACAGAAAATTAAAGATATTAAGGACATTAAAAATAAACATACAAAGGATGGAGTTGAATATCAATGAAGTATAAAATACCAGACGGAATTAAAGAAATTATGATGGCTAAACCTAATATAGGTAGGTATGCGTTGTCTAAAGAAGCTGGCATTAGTGAGTCTGATGCGCGTTTTTATACTAAACTATTTAAAGAAGATAAAGATAATAAGGTTGTAAAACGAGGCATTGCTGTCGGTGATATACATTTTCCAGACCACGATGAGGGCTCACTTAATATTTTATTTAAATTCATTAAGGATTTTGACCCCGATTATCTGCTTCTTACTGGTGACCAGATGGATATGGGATGCATATCTAGTTTTAATAGGTCAAAACCCAAACTAACTGAAGGCAAACGTCTTAAAAGAGAATATAAAGGTTTTCAAACTAAAGTTCTTGATGTGTTGGCTGATATTTCACCAGAATCTAAGAAATATTTCTTTATTGGAAACCATGAATATAGAACTCAAAGGCTTATAGAACAGAGTCCTCAGTATGAAGGTTTTATTGAACCTGAGAATAATCTTAAACTTGATGATTATACTATTGTGCCTTTTAATGAAGCCATGAACTTGGGTGAAATGTATTTCATTCATGGTAATTATTACAACAAATATCATAGCGAGAAAAATGTGCGTATTTACGGCAAACATATCTTTAATTGGCATGTTCATACTAATCAGATTTATACAATGCACAGTCCTATTAATCATCTTCCAAGACAGGGCGTTAGTGTGGGTTGTATGTGCAATAAGAATCCAGAGTATAAGAGAAACCAACCAAATCACTGGGTCAACCAATTCATGTTTTTTTATATGTATGGTAATGGGCAATTTAGCTACTATACTCCAATCATTCTTAATAATCGTTGTGTTATAAATGGAAAGTTGTATGATGGAAACTAAATATACGAACGAGCATAAAAAAAAATATTACAATAAAAATATTGTAAAAATAAGAGAACAGCAAAGAAGATATAGAGAAAAACATAGAGATGAAATAAATAGAAAACAAAGGGAAAAACGTAAAAACAACCCAAAATATCATAGAAAGCATAGTTTGGACTATTACTATAAAAATCACGAAAAAGAAAAAGAAAAAAGAAGGAATTATAGAGAAAATAATAAAGAAGATGCAAAACGGCGATTTGATAACTGGTTAAAAATAAATCCAAATTATCATAAAAAATATTATATAAAAAATAAAAAGAGACTACTTAAACAGCAACATACATATTATTTAGAAAATAAAGATAAAATACATGAAGTTAATAAACGATGGTATAAAAAAAATAAATATAAATATGCAAGTAGAAATTTAACTAATCTCGGCAATCCAAATTATGAAAAATATATTATAAAATTTCTAAAAGATAAAAAGAATAAAAAACCGACTAAAAAATATAAATCATTACCCATTAGTGAGTTTATTAGGTGTAATGAGGCTAAAAAAACATATGATTAATCAAATGTTTTAATAACTGCTTATATTACTGTATATATACGATTAATTTAGGCGTGTTGAGTATCATCGGGTTGGAAGGCGGGCATTAATATTACTTATGGATATAGAAAAAGAGATTCATGTTGATTTTCCAAGAAGTTTCTTACCAAAACAGATGGAAGTTTTTGAATCTTGTAAAAAGGAAACTGCTATTCTTTATAGTGGTGCATTTCGTGCTGGCAAAACATTACTGCTTTGTCATGTGGCAATAGATACTTGTTTAGAGAATCCGGGATGTAAAGGACTTATCGGTGCACTTACATATACACAACTTAATAATGTTGTATTTGGGTTATTCGTTGAAGAGCTTGACAGATATCAAGCTGAATTAGAAAAAGCAGGATATACATTTAAACTTGCAAAAAAGGTATTACATTCACAAACAAAAATGATGGTTGAGTTTTATAATGGTTCGATTGTATATTTCAGAGCTTGCGATGATGAACGTAAACTTGCTGGTTACACTCTTGATTTCTTTGGTCTTGATGAGCCGATAGATATGGATGAAGCAATCTTTAGTCAGTTGCTAGGTCGTATATCAGGAACAGGAAATCTAAAAAATAGATTTGGTTTACTTACAACTAATCCGGGCAATGAAACTCATTGGATATATAAATATTTTTATTTAATGAGAGAACAGGGTTTTAAACATATAGATACAACGACATATGATAATTTATTATTGCCGGATTATGATAACTATATCCAGAGATTAGAAAGAACATGGGATGAGGATTGGGTTAGACGCTATCTCAATGGAACATGGGGGATGTTTGAGGGAGCAATATATAAAGAGTTTAATCCAGATAAACACATGGGTGATTATAGGGAGCTTCCAGTTAAATATCATATATGCGGTATTGATTGGGGATTAAGAAATCCATATGCAATTCTTGTCGGTGGGGTAACCGAAGATGACAGAATTGTAATTAAAGAGGAGAGATATGGAACTAATAAGTCATCACACGAATTGGCTAAAGATTTAGCTACATTACATAAAGAGTATAAATTTAAAAAAGCATATTGCGACCCGTCTGCTGCGGATTTGATATTTCAATCATATAATCTTGGTGTTCCAATAGGAAAGCGGAGTGGGGGAGCAATAACATCATTTGCAGATAATGATGTTGATAGTGGGATTTCACGTATGAAGTCCCTATTTAAAAATAATATGATATTGGTTGATAAATCTTGCCATTTTTTTAAGCGTGAGCACATGTCATATAGATATCAAGAAGGAAAGGAAAAGCCGATAAAGAAGGATGACCATACTTGTGTCTCTGGAGATACTATAATAAATACTACCAATGGTGATATATCAATTAAAGATTTAGTTGGAACAACAGGACATGTTTATAGTTCAAAAAATGGTGAGATAGTTGCTAGTAAATATAAAAATGTTATTAAGACCGGGATAAAACAAACATTAAAAATAACATTAGATGATGATACATTTATATGTGTTACAAAAGACCATCCAATAATGTTGAGGGGTGGAGAGTATATCATTGCTGAAAAATTAAATATTGGAGATTCATTAATGCCGTTTTCTTATAATATTGATTCACATGGGCATGTTTTAGTTTATAATACGAATGGAAAACGAGATTTTGCACATAGACTTGTTTATAATACAGCCAAAAAGAAATTACCTGAAGATTCATGGAAATGGAATGTGCATCATATTGATGAAAATAAATTAAATAATAATCCTTCTAATTTATTATTACTTAGTCGAGCTAAACATTGTAAAATACATAAAAAAAATCGAAAGTGCTTAAACGATACAAAAATAAAATTAAAAACAGCTATGATAAAACGAGCAAAAAATGAATCATGGAAAAAGCGTAATCTTGTTCATCTTAATGATATCAGAAAATTAACAAAAAAATGGCATGCATCGGATGAAGGTAAAAAATGGCATATCAATCATGGTAAAAAAATGTGGACAGATGAATATCGTAAAAAAATAAGTGAAAAAAAATATTGTTTAGAATGTAATAAGTATTTTATTGGAACAAATAAAAATCATGTTTATTGTTCTAATAATTGTAAAGCTGCATTTAATAGAAGAATAAGAAAAGAAAAATATGGCATGTGTGACACAAAAAGATATTCTTTAATAAAACAAGGAATCTTTAATCATAAAGTTAAAAAGATAGAACTTGGTAGCATTGAAGATGTTTATAATATGTATGTTGAAGATACTAATAATTTTGCATGTGGTGGTATAATTGTGCACAATTGTGATGCGGCTCGTTATCTTACAACGGATTTCAACCCGTATGTTGATGATAATGTATTTGAAGTGGTGTATTGGAAAATGAGGAAGTGGATTTAATGTCAACAATAGGTGACACATATGAAAGATTTATGTCTTCTTATATAAGAAAGACGAAAGAACCAGAACCACTTAAAAAGATTGAAGATAGTGTTTTACCGCCATCCGGTAATTATTCTGAAAATTTTGAAAAGTTTTCATTTACAATAGATGGCAAAACAATTACACCAATACAAAGACGACTGATGGCACTTACTGCGCCATTCTATATGAAAGGCGTAAGAAAGAAAAGTCGTGACACATTTAGAGCCGGATGGTGCTATAAAAAGGTTAGTGATGGAACAGCACCGCCTAAAATTGAGCAGCAAATACTTGATGATTTTAATAAAAGAAACAATATAGAATATTTTATGGGTTTAATGAAACAGGATGCACATATATATGGTGATGGTCTCTGTCTTATATTATTCATTAATGACCAGAATAAAAAATCACCAGATTTGAGTAGAGAACCAAGTATTGATGCAGAACCATATACACTTAAAAGATTAGACCCTGAAAAATTCACACAATTTCAATATAAAAATGAAGGTTGGAAAAAGAAAAGAGTAGAGCATCTTTTGTATGAAGACAAAGGAACGGGTAATAAAATATTTATACATCCAGATAGGGTTGTTCAATTTAAAGAAACAGATTTTGCATTTACAAAGTTTGGTATATCTGATATAGATATGCTTAGACATGTAATTAGTTCACAAGCTGATATAGATATAGCAACTGGTGAATTACTTAAATGGTTTTCATATGGTATAATTGAATGGACAAAGGATGGTGCTGGTGCAAATGCTATGAAGACAATGCGACAGATAGCAGAGAAACATCCGCATATTTATATAGGAAATGAAAAATATAAATTAAATATACATAATCCAGAAGCAATAGACCCAGAACCATTTTATAATTATCTTATTATGTCAATAGCTGCTATTCTTGTGATGCCAACGCATGTATTAAAAGGAGTAGAGGTTGGAGATACAACTGGTGCAGAAAGCGGATATGCAGATTATAATAAAGATATAAGGGATTCACAAGTTTTAGTATATAAGCCGGGTTTGGAATATATTTATAGCTGGTTGTTTAGAGCTAAATTTGATAATAGAACTTTTGATTATGTAGTTGATTTTAATCCAATGTATGTAGGTGAGATGGCAGAAGCAGAAGTTGATGCAAAGCGTTCAGCAAGTGCAGTAAATCTTTATACAGCAAAAATAACTGATTTGGAAGAATCAAGACGGATAATAAATGAAGGTCATATATGCTTAGACCCACAAAAGGAAATAGACCAAGGCGAAGAACAAAAAGCAGTAGAACCCATAAAACAAAACCCAAGAACTATGCAATCAGTTCCTAAAAAAGAAAAAGAAGATGTTTCAAAAGATAATAAGCTAAAGGCAATTGACGATACCTTATTAGACATTAGTTTAGATGATATAGGTAAGTTTCAAGATTTGGCACAGGAAAAAAGAGTTGCAATGGCACAGAGAAAACAAATGATTGATTTGCGAAAACGTATTGGTGAAATTAAAAATGAGTGAGCATAACGCTTGTGATATATGTGGTCGCAGCATAAAACTTGAATGTAATCGTTGTTCTGATTGTTGTGAACAATATGGGAATCAACCGGTATTATGACCATAGTTGGAATTGAAGCTGTTCATAAGATGAATGAACCGCTAATGAATAAAAAAAATTACTATAAGGCTCTTGATAAAATAGTAGTTGATACAGTAGCAGAAATAAAAAGAAATGCACCAGTGGGAAAGACTGGTGATTTGGAAAAGAATATATTTATAGGTGAGCAAGGGAATAAGAGGATAATATTTGTGGCAATGCCATATGCTAAATATATGGAATATGGAACACAATATTTTCCAGTTGGAACTATTAATGCTCCAAGAGCAAGGACATCAACATCTGGAAAGCCATGTTATCATCCGTTCATAAGACCTGCTCAGTGGAAAATGATGAAAAAAGCTAAAAAAGAAGGTATATTTTTTACAGCGTTGTTTAAAAAATAGGAGATAGAAAAAATATGAGTAAAATAATAAATACATGTGGAAGGAAAAAATGTTGTCCTCAGATATTAGAAGAGTCTGGACAATATAAGATATTTGATAATGAAAAAGATTGGGCAACTGAGTTTATGTCTAAAAAAGAGTTAAAAAATATTGGGAAAGCTATAAATAAAATTGCATAGAGGGAGATAATATGGCAAAAGGTAAAAGGAAACGCGTTGTTAAACCAGTAGTTGAAAAAAAACCAGTTCAAGAAATCGTTGTGAAAGAAAAAACAATATATGAAGAGTTTCCAGTAACAACATTGAACCAAAATGATGCATCATTACTAAAAGAGATATTTGAATTGAGTAATAATGTCGCAGCATTGATTAAGGATTATGCTGAAAAGGTAATTATAGTAAAACAGATGAGGTTATCTGCAAAGTCTATTCTCGATGAAAAACAGCCTTTGATGATACAAGTTGCAAAGAATCTTTTTAAAACGGAAAAAGATTATAAAAAACTTTCAAAGAGCATAAAAGACCAAGCAAATATCGTTGAAAAACAATTGATACTAGTTAAGGGTCAAATCGCACATCGGTATGAGGATTATGTTAGTGCATTGATTAGACATAATCGGTATATAGAGACTATTGTAAAAGATGCAGAGTTAAAATCAATAACTGGGCATCGACCTGATAAAGAAACAAAAGAAGAAGAAAAGGTTTTATTTAAGAAAGAATTTGATGATATGACCGATGCCGATATAAAAGAGCTTAAAGACTTAAACAGGACACTTTCAAAAAAGAAGGGTGTTTAAAACGGATATTCGGCTAAGCGAACATGAAAAACGAATGTTTAAATTGGGTATTTCACTCATAAAATTAAAACTTGGTAAAAAAGCAAAACCCGAAAACATACATAAATATTTAATGAGTTCTAAAAGTGAAGCATTATTGGATATAGTAAATTTCATAGACCATATCGCCGATGAAACAAAACATGCACATCAACGAAATATCACAAGAGAATACTTAAAATTTGGATTATTTATGTCATTGAATAATTCTGATTTGCGTATTGGTCTTGAAAATATGTTAAATAAGTTTACAAAATATGAAGATGTAAAACTTGATTTAAAGCCAAACTGTAGTAAATTTGAGCAATATATCATAGATAAAGCACTCATTTATATTATTAAAAAGATGGCATCAAGACAAACGTATATAATAATATCAAGTGAGGCTCAATTAACAACTAATAAAGTAGCAAAATATATAATTGACAACATTGATTTTTCAATTGCCGATATGAAAAATGAGTTTACTAGAAAATCAATTAAATCTATAATATGGATATCGGTTTGGATTATGGTTAATGATACTGCATACCGACCACAATTCTATTACACATTGAAGCATTTAGGAAATAATGAATTATCAAAGCTGTCAGAAGAGTTTTATTTTGAACCACATAATTGGTATATAAATATTCATACAGAGGCACACGCAGAAACACAAAGGTTGTGGGCTAAGAATGAAATTCCAATGCATGAAAATTGTTTATTGGAAAATCCATGTATGGCTAGAAAACAAAAAGAAAAGATTGAAAGAATTATAAAAGAGATTGGAGGAGCACATTAATGCCAGTTCAAGAATGTAATGAAGATAATAAAAAAGGATACAAATGGGGAGAACAAGGAAAATGTTATACCTATGAATCCGGAAATGA